GCATCCATTCGGAAGGGTCTATTCCAAAAGCGTCATGCACTCGTTCAGCAAACGCCAACGCTTCATCAGAAGCATCCCTCATTGTTACTCTGAATAAGTTTAAATTCTCAACATAGGCATTACTTTCGTCCACCCATTCACCCATCTTACGAGACAGTCGTATTAGTGCTGCCAACGATAACCCCAGGCGTAATCCAAGCCCACCAAAAGCCCTTGTGGTTTTGTTAGTGCCTCTACCTACCTTTTCGCTCTCCGACAAGAAGTTTCTCATTTGCTTAGGGAAAGATTGAAACCCTGCTGCGACCTTATTCATTTCATCAGCTAGGGGTTTCATAGCAAGGGCCACTCGCTTAATTTGAGATTCAAATTTATCCATGTTGATATTGGCTAATTCATTGGTTATATTGGGAAGTTTTTTGAGCGAGTTGACCGTTGAGTTTAATTGAGTTTTTTTAATGGTTTCTAGAGGCTTTAGGGCAGTTACTAACTTCTTAATCTTCTCAGAAGGGTCTTGGAGTTCTTGAAGGGCTTGGCTTAATTTTTTAAACTGATTAGCTACGCCAACAAGCCCCACGCCACCTCTTGTAATGGCTTTTAATCTACTTAAAGATTCGGTTAGGGAGTCTATGCCACTGACAGCCTGTTTTGAATTATCGGATATTTCTATTCTTAAATCGTCTATTGTTGGCATTTGCTCACTTCCCTTCTTTTTTAGATGGTAAATTAAGGCTCGAGGCCCATGCTTCAAACTTAGCCCTAGCTAGTTTTCTGTTAGCCTTTCTCTGTTCTTCCTTAGTTCTTTGAATTTCTTCTTCTGTAAGGTCATATGGCTTATTGGGATAAGGTTGTGGTTTCGTTCCGTTCTTCGCAAAAGCATGTAATATGGGAGAAACCCTACATAAAGCGTCATATATATACGCACCTTGTAACCATAATTCCTCGTTCTTTTGTTTCTTTTTTATCTCGTGAGCTTTCCTGTAATATATAGGTAAGCAACAATCCCCATTCCAATATTGGTCATAGGTCATTCCTATAGCTAGGTAAAAAGGGAAGGCCTCATTAAATTGTTCAGTATAGGAAATGGGGGAGGCGTGTTCTACCAGCTCGCCTCCCAGCTCACGTTTCCCTCGCTTTCCTTTGGTTCTTCAAACAAAGCCTCTATCGGCTCGTTATACATCTCTGCCAATTTACTAATCAAATCTTGCTTGTTAGGTAAACTATCATAAATCTTGTCAATCACATCACGCTTAACGAAGCGATGATGGGCTAGGAACGCACCTGCGAACAGAGCAGGAAGAGTTGTCATTGGTTTTTCGCTAATATCATTTACGTTAAAACCTTGTCGCTCCATTGTTTCAATAGATTTTCTAGTAAATTCTAGGGTATAATTCTTGCCTTCGAACTCGAAAGTAATCTGTTTAGCCATTGTTTAATCCCTCCATTATGCCACTACCACAGCATTTGATAATACAACACCCGTTGCACCACCAGTGGAAGTGACTTGCACTTTGATATATTTCTCAACGTCATCAGATGTTGGGGTGTATGTTGGGGAAGTAGCTTTCGGTATGTTAGAATAGGTGCCATCCTCAGTCTCAGAAATCTTCCACTGATAGGTTAAGACTGGAGTCTCAGCCGGAGTAGCCGAATATGCTAGAACTAATGCAGAACTCTTCACGCCATTTGTCAAACCACCTAGTGTTACAGTAGTTAAGTTAGGTCTTACTGTAGGTTTAGTAGATGGAGCTATTGCTATTTTCATTTCAGTTACCGCATTTACCCCTGCACCTACTACATATGCTGTATGTTTTCCCTTCCAGTAGAAAGCACCTTCCGAACCGTTTGCACCAAATTCCAAGATATAAAACAACTCAATATTGTTATCCTCTGCCACTTTGTTGTAATCAGTCTTAGTATAATTCACTGTAAACTCCAATGCTCCCAATGATTGTATGCCTTTTATATAAGTCTGTGAGTCATCGTTAAAAGTAGTGGTCTCTAACATTTCCGGCGCTCCACCGAGATCGGGAAAATCTTTAATGTCGATTTCTTTTGTAGCCGCCTCCATTGTTAGTCCCCATTTCAGGGTTACGCCGTAAGTACTAATTGCCATATTATATCCCCCCTTATGTGGTTGATAATTTGGGTTTTGTTGAAGGGGCTATAACAATCCTCATCTCTGTTACTGCATTGACTCCTGCTCCCACCACATATACCGAATGCTGACCTTGCCATTCAAAAACCCCTTCTGAACCCGATGTGCCGAATTCGAGAGCATAATACAAATCAGTATTAGCATCTTCTTCGACAGCTTCAAAATCAGCCTTAGTATAGTTCGCTGTAAACTCCATAGAGCTTAAACTCTGAATACCGAGAATAAACGTCTGAGCAGCATCAGAAAGGGTAGTGGTTTCTAACATCTCCGGTGCTCCACCGAGATCGGGAAAATCTTTTATATCTATTTTTTTTTCAACCGCTCCTGCGCTTGTCCCCCATTTCAAAGTAATCCCGTATGTGCTAATAGCTTTTTTAACTTCACTCATTATATTTACCTCCTAAATATTATTCCCCCAGTAGCTACTACTGCGGTATATCTACCTAGCATCCGATACACCGTACCGTCCTCTAGGTTTGGTATGGGTTCTTTCATAATCCGTGTAAAACCCATTTCTTTAAATTCGTTGTCTATAACTTTAAACAAGTCTTTACACTCCGTTTTCTTACCGACTTGTTTATTGGAATAGACGTTCACCTCATACATTAGCGAAGCATGGTTTTCTAAATTCCCGCTGTCCTGTGTCCGCTGGTAGGCACTATTAGCCTTTTCTTCAATGGTTACCGTAGGGAAAGCCGCAGGGGCCTTAACGTATTCGCCAGCGACGTACATGGAAGGGTTGTCCTCACGCAATTTATTTGCTATTCTTGCGAAAATTTGGCTTTCAATATCAATCACGGCCGAATACCTCCCTTGCTATTTTCATACACTCTCTTTCTAAGATCTGAACGGTGTTATACATAAATGGGCGACTTTCAATTCCTTTGGTCCAGTGCCATTTTTGGTCTCGTTCGTTGAAGTACCACCAACCCTTTTCACCATGATTGTTTACGTCATATCTCCACCCTTGTAAATCTGCGACAGGATGGCTTGAACCCTTGCCTACAACACCCGTTCCAAACTCAACGTAAACTGCGTGTGGAGCGTCTGTTATGATAATTCCTACCTGTGTAGAGGGACTGTAGTAACCTGTGATACTTTCTTCTAATTCACCTGTATAGAAGGCACCTAGTTCCCTGACTTGGGCCTTGGCGATTTCCACTCCCCTATCTGTGAGTGCTTCAATCAACAAAGAGGTCTTTCGGTTCAACTCTTTCTTGTATTTCTCAAGCTCTCTAATGGCTTTTGAAATCGAATCTTCTGAAAGTTCAATAACTATAGATTTACTCACTTAACTTCACCTTTGTAACAGCATAGGAAATAGTGTTCAGGCTTTTAGCTACTTTCTTTACGATATAATCGTGGGGCTTGGTTGTGTCTAATGAATCTATCCATAAGATACTGGCTTCGGTTATAGGTAGAGATAAATCATCTGTCACTAAAACTTTGTCATAATTCTCCATGTCACCAAAAAGTCTAGTCTCATATTCTCCCCTGGCAGCTGATACGTTGATTTTCAAAAATACGGGTTCACTATATAAAACCTCGTACTCCCCTGTCGGGTTCCCATACTCGTCTGTTAAGGGTTCTTTACCCTCATACAAAGCGTAATAAATCGTTTGCTTATTACGTTCTAACGTTCTCACTCAAACACCCCCACATAAGGGGTTATCCCTCGCATAAGGCTTTCGGGGACATCAGCGCTCTCATATGTACGGTTTATACCGTTTTCGTTATGAGCCGTCTGACCCTCAGCGCCCCTTTTGTTATAGAGGTATACCGCTATCTCAACTTGCTTTGTAGCGTAGCGAGAGGGTACTTCTTCGATTTTGTCGTCATAAGGGTATACCCTATCTAGTATCTTTTGAGCAGAAAGGGTCAAGAGCATGAGTAGCAAATCATCTTCGCTATTGTCGTCCTGCTTACCTAACAGCGTTTTTAATTGATTAAGTTTGTTCATCATCTCGGCCACTCATGCCAACTCCTTTCTTAATCTAACAGATCGTTTTCTCTAACAATTTTGACAGCCTTTGCTAGCTAGCTGACGCTACCTTCTTGGGAGCAGTAGTGATTTCACCCTTGGCATTTGCAGTAGCTTTAACTTTGCAACGGATCCACTTGCCTGCATCTCCCAATTGTGGTTCGTAAGTAGCGTTGGTTGCATTAGAAATGTCGCTATAGTTGCCACCTTCTGAATCGGCTTTCTGCCATTTGTAAGTGTAGGTAACATCTCCGGTAGGAACTCCGTCAAGTTCAATATTTAGAGAAGATTCCTCTCCTACTTCTGGGTCACCGTCTATTTCAGCACTAATTAGAGAAGGCACATCTCGAACAATCTTAACAACCTTAGTAGCGTCTGTTAGTGCTGCTAAGTAGTATTTTCGAGAATAGATTTCGTTCAAACGGACATTAGCGTCACGTTCTTGCTCGACTTCTACACCCTTCTTGTTAAATAGAGTAACTGCGTCTCTCATACCGATTACGATTTCACCAGTATTGGCATCTTTCTTAGTGTAGAGGTTTACGCCCGCTACAGTACCGATATATCCAGTTCTTACGAAAGACTCAACGTATCTAAGGTCGTCTTTTAATGTCTTGCGAAGTGCCGCCATGTCGGAAGGGCTAACAAAACCGAATATTTCGACATCTTCGATATTTTCAAGATTAAGTAGAGCGACTGCGTCAGCAAAGTGTCCAAAGTTAATAGCTTGGTTAGTTCCACCAGTATGGATTTTTAGTGTAGCTTTATTAAATTCAGAGAAAATCTCATCTTGGACAGTATTAAACATGTCGGTTGCCATATGTTTTAAACCAACTTGAACTACCATGGGGTCTTTCATTACTTCCTCGTCATAGTATGGAAACCTGTTTTGGGCAAGTCCAATGACGTATTCCTCAGAAGCATAGGAAACTACAATATTCTTATCGTTTCCTTCTCCCATTGCGAGTTTCTGTGTACCGTTACTCGCCCTATATACATGGATAATTTTTTTATCTCCTGCCACACCTACTAGCGAATTGTCCACGGTACAAAAGCGTACTAGGTCAAGATGAGAATTATATTGATCTTCTATCTCATTCTCTAGTACAAAATTGTCATAAATTACATGGTTGTGATTAAGACTCATTGTTTATTCCTCCTTATAAAATTGTTTATATAGCTCTGGGTTTTCCTTTGCAAACTTCTGTTTTTCGATTAAGGTCATCTTTGCAAATTGTTCTCTTGTGATTTTCCCATCATCAACAATGCCAGGTGCGGGGGCAGGTGTATTTTTCATTAATTCAGCTTTAACTGCTGCCTCCGTTGCTGCCTTTTGAGCGTTTATAACCTTTATCATTGCTTCGGCCCTATTGACGGTGGTTTCTTCGCTATCTGAAACTACTACGTCTAATAAAGGTGAGTAGTCTTTTTCAGATAGTCCTGCTGTTACAAATATTTCTTTTGCTTTCAATGCTGAAAGCTTTTGGGAGAGTGCTCTTTGTAGTTCCTGTGTTCTTTCTGTTTCTGCTTTTAACTTTTCTTCTGCTGTCATAGAACTTTCCTCTAATTCTCTTAATTTTTCTTGTAATTCTCTTACTAGTTTCTTAGATGATGCAAGTTCCGAAGCAGTTTTATCAAACACTTCTTTGGACACTGTTTTAGGTGCTGTGATGTTTGCTAGTGCCTCATTAACTTCGTCAATTGTCATGTTTTCTTTGTAAGCATCTCCTAATAATTCTTTAAGATTCATAAAATTACCTCCTGCGTTTTCTAGGTGTTCTCTCACCATGTTTTATGTGTTTTTGAGTGTTCTCTCACTATTTGTGTGTTTTATCGACTTCTCTGTCGGCAATGAAGAAGAGTGCTAACCGACCGTTTATCTAAATTCAATCAATCGTAATCGCCTCCCGGGTCAGGTTTATTGTTACCCGGTATAGATGTTGCTTTCGCTGTTAACCATTTCTCTAAATAGGGTAACGAATCAAGGTAGGTCTGTTCTGGATCACTGTATAACCCGCAATGTGCTATAGCTATCTGGGGATGAATTCCTGCTTCCAGTTGGTTTTGTAAGCCCTGGGTCTTGACTAAAAGTGAATCCGTTTTGTTTCGGGTGAATTTAATATCTATCTCAGATAGCCTCATATTGAAGTTTGCTGTGTCTCTAAGTATTCTTAGGGCTAACCTTAAGAATCTCTTTTCAGGGCCTTTAAACATCAATTCTGTGTCTTTTGCCCTAGCCTCAGCAGCACTCCATCCGTCTCTTAGTAAAACCGCTTGCCCTGTGTCACCAGTTGACCTGCTTCCACCTTTTCTATCAGGCATACCGCAGATAATCAGAACCGTTTGGTAGATGTCGTCTTTTAACACCTGAACTTGCGACTGATTGAGTTCCTTCGATACAATATCTACATCTGCTGGAAGGTCTCTCTCACTTTTGATTTTTAATGCCCCTAACTCTCTTAGGGCAAGGAATTGCTCTTCGTCAATATCGCAGTTAATAAACTTCATGAATGATTGAATAAACTGTTCAACACCATCCATTCGGCATGATGTAATATTATTAATTGCGTCTAGCAAGGGAAGAACAACCTCAAATGCACCTAATCTTGCATTATTTGCAGGGTATTCTATTATTGGAATATCCCCTAGGACATGAGGGTCTTCTTTTATAATCTTATCGTTTACTATTTCAAAATAAGTATCTTTTGTGTAGATACTGTAGACCCTTTCTTCTTCCTCGTTTTTGATATATTTAACTGCCATTAAGGGCTTTTTGCCAAAACCGCTGTTATAAACAACATAAGTAGACCTAGGGTCGAGGGTGTCAATTTCAAAAGGACTTTCGTCAGGGTCTACACCTGCCAATCTATCAGG